GATGAAGTCAGCACCAGCATTGTTGACAAACAGCATCGTGCCGGTGGAGTTGTGTATCCAGCAACAGCCTGCGGTCACCAGTCCGCCGGGGGTGTAGTTGGGGCTGAGCTTGTGTACGGCAAATAGCTGCCCACCACAGGTGGCAGACAGTCTGGAATACGACCCAGCGCCGGTATCGGCTTGGTTCGCATCGATCAACGCTCCACCCGGCGCTTGGGCATTGACCGTCAGTGTGTTGGTGGTAAGCCGCATCCGCTCGTTGGCTGCGGCATAGCCACCGATGGTCCAGATGAAGTCGGTGCCAGCGCCGTTCAGGAACACCATGTTGCCGGACACCAGATTATTGAGCAGCGCCGTGTTGGCGGTCAGCAGTCCCCCAGATGCCGTATGCGCTGTTCCGTATTTATGGATGGCGAAATTGGAAGTGCCGTTATCGACCCGCATCGCGGCATGAGCGGACGCACCGGCCGAGGTGTTGACGACACGAGCCAGCACCGCACCGTCGAACGGCTGGCCGAAGACCAAACCCCCGGCAGGGCCGAAGGTGGCGCTGACACGCATGATCTCGTTGGCTGCGGCACTGCCGCCGATGGCCCAGATCATGTCGGTGGCGGCATCGTTGGAGAACAGCGTCGAGCCGTTGGTGTTGTTCAGCCAGCCCTGACTGGCAGTACGCAGGCCGACGGTGGTAGCCGCCGAGCCGAGCTTGTTGAGGTTGAACGAGCCTGCCCCGTTGTGGGCGTAGACCGAGGCCCACGAGCCGCCCGTGGCATCGGAATTGGTGACACTGATCGAGGTCACTACCGGCGAGGCCCGGTTCAGAGCCAGCGCCGCGCTGGAGTACGTCAACTCTGACGACCCACCCAGCAGGTTGCTGCCATTGCCCACCCCGACATAGGTGCCGGTCAGGGTCGACGAGCCGACGGTGCCGGTCGCACCAGTCATCCCCGTCGAGCCGATGGCACCCGTCGCGCCGGTAGGCCCTGCCCCAGTCGCTCCGGTCGCCCCAGCCGCGCCTGCGGTGCCTGCGCCGGTCATCCCGGTGGCACCCGTGCCGCCGGTATTCCCGGCCGCGCCTGCGGTGCCTGCGCCAGTCGCGCCGGTATTGCCCACCGCCCCAGTGCCACCCGTGGCACCGGTATTCCCGGCCCCGGTCGCGCCCGTGTTGCCGGTGCCACCCGTCACGCCCGTCGAGCCTGTCCGGCCGGTGGCCCCGGTGACCCCCGCGCCGGTCGCTCCGGTGTTGCCCACCGCACCGGTCTGGCCGGTGCCGCCGGTGGCACCCGTCTGCCCAGCGCCAGTGGCACCGGTATTACCCACCGCCCCGGTGCCGCCTATCGCCCCAGTGCTACCAGTCGTGCCCGTGCTGCCGGTGGTCCCCGCACCCGTAGCACCGGTCACCCCGGTGTTACCTACCGCTCCAGTCCCGCCAGTGCCCCCGGTCGCCCCGGCGATCCCCGCCCCGGTCGCACCCGTGGCACCAGTCGCACCGGAAGCTCCAGCCCCGGTCGCCCCAGTGCCGCCGGTCGCACCTGTCGCACCGGTCACCCCGCCACTCGACCCGGTGGCCCCGGCGAGGCCGGTGGCACCCGTGGTCCCGGTGGCTCCAGTCATTCCGACCCCGGTGGCGCCGGTGGCGCCGGTGACCCCGCCAGAGGGGCCGGTCGAGCCGGTAGCGCCCGTTACCCCGGTCGAGCCGGTTACCCCTACACCGGTCGCCCCGGTGGTGCCTGTAGGCCCCATCGGGCCGGCGGCGCCAGTGCCGCCGATGATGCCGGCGGCGTCGAGGTGCCAGTAAGTGCCGTTGCTCACCAGCAGCGCCCACGAGCCGGCGGTGGCGATGCAGATGGCGTTGGTGATCCCGACCCCGGTCAGGGGCACGATGTTGTTAGAGGCCGAGATCACCGCATCATTGGTGGCGGTCTTGACCAGCAGCACCCGGCCCCGGCTGTCGACCGCCGCCGGCAGCGTCAGGGTCACGCCCCCGGCGCGGTTGGCGATTACCACGTAGTCGTCGGGCAGCACCAGATAAGTGGCAGCAGATGCCACTATCTGGTTACGCACAATCCAGCCCCCCATGCCGGGGACGGTGCCCATGGTGCGCTCCATCGCCGAAATCCGGCTATATACCGCGGCGAAGGCATCGTACATCGCCGTGTACGTCAGGCGCTCGTACTCGCTCGCCTTCTCCGGCAGCAGCGGCAGGTTGACTTCGGGAGGTCTCACCGCTCGCCCACCGCCGGGACCAGTAGCGGCACCAGATCCACGAGTTCGTGCTTGCTGACACAGGAATGGGTGAGCACGAAAAAGTTGGCGGTGACCCCGGGGATCTTCAGGGTGTCGAAGCGCGCCGCGATGGCGTTCAGGCTCGCCTGTCCCTTATTGGTGAAGTCCCGCGGATCTTCAAGCCGGGTCGCGGTCGGCGAGCGCCCGGTGTAGACGGTCAGGGTGGCCGTGGTGGGGTGACCCCAGCCACTCTCGGAGACATAGACCGGGTTCACCCGCTGCACCGTTTGCAGCTTGTCCGAGTGCCCGAAGACCCCGGTCATGACTACCCCGTTGGCTGATGCCTGTCCGTAGCGGTAATAGGGGGTGCCGTTGCCAATCCCCAGCGAGCCGAGGTATTGGTGATCGACCGAGGTGCTGAAGCTCTGCACCCCGGAACTGACCGTGGACGGCGTCTTCACCAGAAAGGTATCGGTATTGGCCTGACAATAGGTCGCCGGGACACTGAACCCGTCGTAGAGCTTGCCCCACTTGTTCAGCCGGTAATTCCAGACATACGAGTAGTAACCGGTGCCAAACAACACGCACAGGCTGTCCCGGTCATGGCCAAGGCGAATCGCGTACTCGCCCCCTCCAGCCAGTTTGTTTCTCAGCTCCGTGCGAATACCGTAGGTGATCGACACCGGGCGCGAGCCATCGAAGCGGTAGATGTCATTGGCGTCGGCGAACACTAGATCGCCCTCGATGTCAGTGATCGACAGATGCCCGAGGCACCCAACGCGGTCGGAGATCCTCTGAAAATCCCAGATGGGACTGTTCGGACCCGCCCCGACGTAGCGCCCGGTGTAGAACGAATTGGCCTTGAACACCGCGATGCCATCGCGAAACGGGCGCACGCAGGTGATCGCCCCCGGGGTGTCATTGAACTGCGCGAACGAGCACTGCGTCACCTGCGGGTTGATGGTCCAGTTGGTGTGATCGCCGATGGCCGACCACGCGAGGATGTTGGAGGCCCCGGTCACCGTCGACCAGCTACCGCAGTTGCCCATGAACACGAAGTTAGCGGCCACGCAGCAGGTGTTGGCCTTCGGTGGCGCGGACATGTCGTTGAACTTCACCGTCCCCGACAGGCTCAGCGCACTGCGGAACTGCGGCTGCACCGCCTTGTGGGTGGCAATGATGATGTCGCCGAAGGCGCAGATGTCGAAGGCGGCGATGCCGTCCTCGCCGTACTGGAACGAGGACCCGCTCAGCACGTAGTTGCCGGCCTTGGAGACATCGATGAACCCGCTCTGGTTGTGGGCGATGCTCAGCCTCTGGTTGGTGCCGGCGATGGCGATGCCCCCCGGGGTCGAGTTCCAGCGGGTGGCGAACAGCTTGTTGGGGTAGGTCTCGTTGGCCAGCAGCGAGTAGGTGGTCATGCCCCCGACCGAGATCTTGGCGTAGGCGGTCTTGTAGCCGCGCTCGGTCGGGACCATGTCCCACATATCGACCAGAATCCCCGGGGTGCGGGGATCGAGGTCAGGTCGATAGTCAAGCATCCCAGCTCCGCAGCCGGCCAGTGGCAGTGGATGCCACTGTCTGCTGCTGCAGGCCCCGGAAAATGTCCTGCTCCTGCTGGTCGAGCATCTGCGCCCACTGCATGGTGTCCGGGGTCGGGTTGAACTGCCCCACCAGCAGCTTCTTGGCCCGGGTCCTGATCAGCTCCTCCGCGTTCTCGGTCCACATGTTGGGCGAGGTCGAGCCGGTGAGCTGGGGCGGAATGTTGAACAGGTAGTATTGGGTAACGGTCCAGATTTTCGAGGGCGAGGGCCACAACCGGTACTGCTTCTGGTACAGCGCAAAATGCGACGGCTCTCCCTCGTCGGTGCTGTTGATGTACAACTCATCCATCTCCCGCGGTGAAATCTGGCGCAGCGGGATGGCGGTGTTGTTGACAGTGATCACCAGCGAATCCAGCTTTACGAAATCA